GACAAGGAAACCCAGAAGCTGAAAAACGAAGGCGCTAAAGAGGTTCAAAAGATTGCTGCCCAAGGGGACATTTACAAATCTCTTGTTGGAAGCTTTAGCTTCTAAGAAAATACCCCTTATAATTAATTTATTGGTATTTGATAAACCATGACAAACACTCCTGTTATCGGTTCTACTGCCGACGATTATTTTGATATCAGTAAGTTCGAAGAACTCCTGAACCGTCTTGAAGCATCTAAGCAGCGTCAGCAGCGCCAGAAGAGCGTTGAAGGTCGCCGTGACATCTTCAGCACCGGTCTTGCTGGCATGATGAGCAACTTCTGAGGTAAACAACCATGACCACAACGCCTGTTCTTGGCTCAACAACTGATGACTATTTTGACATCACAAAGTTTGAGCAGCTGCTAGATCGCCTTGAAGCATCGAAGCAACGGCAACAGCGCCAGAAGAGCGTTGAAGGTCGTCGCGATATCTTTAGTACCGGTCTTGCCGGTATGATGAGCAACTTCTGATTTGAGTTATTAGAATGGCTGCAACAGACATTACTGATACTTACAGTACAGACGACTGGTTTGATATTGACAAATATCGCCAGGCAGCTGGTGTAGCCTACGAATTCTCAAAGAAAAAAGCAGAAGATGTTGGAACCCAAGAGCGAGAAACAATCGGCAAAGGAGCGTCTGAACAACGAACCTCTGCCGAACAAGCTCAGCAGTTCAAGCAAAAGGACGAAGAGCGAGACTACGGCCAGGCTCAACGAGCTTATCGATATTGAGGTTTTTGACCAGTGGGTTGACAATCTCGACTCCTCTGTTCAAGAATCTTTTTGTTCTTTCGCCAAAGATAATAACTCCGTAATTGAGTGCTTCCTGTATTCCCGGTTCCTTGGGTATACAGGGAGTATTGTTGCGTGTGATCTTTGGGTTAATAAACACTACAAAAAACCTGATCATCGTAAAACTCTTCTTTACGAGATCGAGGAAATGCAAGAAGATATTCGGAAGCTTAGGGAAGCTGTTGAGCAAGGCACTGTCAAACGTGATGCAGGTGTTGCCCGCGTGGCGTCCATGCAAAAAGAATTGCGCGGTGCAATCCAACAAATTGAGCAATTCTCTTCTGCTAGAGATCGCAAAGGTTTGTTGATGGCTGGTGCTGATAGGGCCATTCGTGAGTTAATGTTTATTTTTAAAGACGACCCAATTGAAGGTCCTCTGCAAGAAGCCTCGATGAGTGTCTGGGCCAGAATGCAGCTCGAAGAGTAAATTCATTCCTTTAAAATATTAAGTAACTAAAAGATTAATCATGGGCGCTGGCAAACCAATTCAACGCAGGCCTGGGTCAGCTTCAATGTTTCCAGGGGAAGCTCCTCAAGTACCCCTACGTCCAGGCATGGAGGAGTCTACTTTCCGCCGTGGTGAGATCACTGCAGAACGTGATCGCAATGGTCGCCGGGAAGAAATGTACCGGGACTTCCAAGCGGCTGAACAACAGCAGCAGCAAATGCGGGCGCAGATGGAAGCAGAACGTGCTCGTGCCACTGCCAGCGTTGCTCCCGGCGGTGCAGTAGAGCGCGGCGCTCAAGCTTTTGGGGCAGCCTTTGGTGGCGCAGGTCAAGGTCCAGCAAACATTCCTGCGCGTTCAGGCGTTGCGTTTGGCCCAGGACGTACAACCCGCACACCAGAACCTGGTACACCTGAGTTCAATGATCTGATTCAACGTGGTCGTAAGGCCATTGGTCGTCGCTGACAATGGCTAAAGATAAAATGCCGCCTGAGCTTCTTAGCCATTTCAAAAAGAAAGAAGCAAAAAATCAAGACGGTTCGGAAATGAACGATAAAGAAAAACGTCGGGCGGCATTAGATAAGGCGCGTAAGTACCAAGAACAAAAACAAAAAGGTAAATAACAATGGGCGGCGCATCCCCACAAAAACCGCAATTAGGCTCTCAACTGAACTCACAGTTTGAGCAGGCTTACGCTGCTGCACGGCAGGCACGCAAGGAAGGCTGGGAAACCCAATCAAGTGATTTGTTTCAAACCCTTTTGAAAACGGGGCAGAAACCATATAGTTCACCTTATGAACCAGAGGATTACTTTGCCCCAATGAGCAATCAAAATCCTGGGCCATTCGACAGCATGTTCAATCGTTTAGGTTAGTATTAGGAATACCTTGAAGTAGTGCTGTGCCTTCTTACGTTCATCTTGCGTATCGGCGCAACGCCAAAGCAGCTGCTCAAAAATTCAACGTTAAACCACATAAAAATTTAGAGCAGATCGAATTAGCTCGCGAAGACTTCGGCTACTTTTGCGAGTATATGGATGAGAAAAAGAAACCAGCAAAACACCATTTAGATTGGCATCGTCATTTTGTTACAAACGAGGACAGCAGCTGTTTAATTAAAATTGCTGGTCCCAACATTGACCTGTTAGCTCCCCGTGGATCAGCAAAAAGCACGGTGCTTGGCTTGTTAACTGCTTGGGCTATTGGCATCCACGCACAAGCAAAACTGCCACTGCAAATTCTTTACCTCTCCTATACGGTTGATATTGCTCGTTCTAAATCGGCAACCATCAAACGAATCATTGAAAGTAAAAAATACCAAGAAGTTTTCCCTACTGTTCGCCTCTTAAAGAATGTAACCAGTAATGAGTACTGGTCCATTGATCACAAATTTGCTGGCATTGATGTCACAGGTGACGAACAATTCACGTTGTGTGCTGCTGGTCTAAAAGGTTCAGTGACCTCCAAGCGTTCTCATCTGGTGATGATTGATGACGCCATTAAATCAGCGGCAGACATTTCCAACCCTGACATCAGGAAAATGATGCAGGACAACTGGAACGCGGTGATTGCTCCCACCATGTTTGAAGGCGCCCGTGCCATCTGCCTTGGAACACGGTTTAGACACGATGACATTCATTCCACAACTTTCAACGAACAAAACAACTGGACTCAGATTGTTCTCTCGGCAATTCAAACAGATCCCAAAACAGGTGACGAACAATCCTATTGGCCAGAAATGTGGTCATTGGATTATTTAAAAGAAAAGAAAAGGCAGGCGCCAATTGCTTTTTCTTTCCAGTACATGAATCAAGTCGTCAGACAGAACGAGCTGTCCCTGGCGCCAGAATTAATTGTTAAAGCCGAAATTTCAACGGAATTTGACGCCCTTGGTATTGGGGTTGACCTGTCCGCTGGTGTTAAAGAAAAGAACGATTACACCGTCATGGTACTTGGCGGACGTATCGGAGATCGTATCCACATTATTGATTACCGTAGGTTGCGGGTAATGGGCAACCTAGAAAAGCTCGATGCAATGAAAGAGCTACTTAATGATTGGTCAGTTTTAGGCAGAGATGACAATGGGAACTACTTCCCAACATACTCCACTTGTGATATCTGGTCAGAAGCGGTCCAGTACCAGGCTTCACTGGAAGCTGACTTTAAACGGGTCTGCCTGAATAACGAAGGTCTCTATAACCTTATTTGGCACCCAGTCAAAGGATTCCGTGCTGATAAATTGGCACGTTTTAGGGGAATCATTGGCATGTTCGAAGACCGAAAAATCATTTTCAATCGGTATCGAAATTTCACAAATCTCTTCGAGGAACTCACGAACTTCGGAGTCAGTAGCCATGACGATTGTGTCGATGCTTTGGTTTGGCTTGTAACAGGTCTTGCCAGGAAAGGGCAACTTCAGCTTGATTTCTAAAATTAGAATTAGAAAAAAGCATTTTTTAAAGTGGGTCCTGAATACGTTGCGTTGGCTTTAACGGCCATTGCGTCTGCACTCAGCGGTGGCACCTGGGTTGCCAATAAAATCTTAAGCCGACAAAGCCAAGATATTCAACAGGCCTTTAGTTACACCAACGCACAAAAGCGCAGGATTGACATCTTGGAAGATCAAATTAATCGCATGCCTTTGGACTATGTCTTAAAGGTTGACTTCTTAAGAGAAATTCAAGAAATGCATGATAACTTTCGCGAAATCAATAATAAGCTTGATAAACTAATGGAAAAGATTTTGTCCAAATGAGTTACATCCTTGAAGTCGAAGAAGACGACAACGGTGATCTGTTCCTCACTTTCCCCGAAGACCTACTCGAAGAGATGGGATGGCGAGAAGGAGATATTTTGAATTGGGATGTCCAGGGGGACGGGATTGTCCTGACTAAAGTAAATGACCCATTTGGGTACGAAGTAGAAGAATGCGAGTAAAATAAAAAAATTGAGATAGCAGAAGTATGTTTAGAGTTTATGGCGGTCAACCAGTAGGGATGGGTAATGCCGGTGCAGTGATGGCTGGCAATCCCTTTGGCGCAGGTTTCGTCATTCCTGGCAAACGTCCAGTTGGGCAACCTGTTTTACCTGGTGAAAACAGAGAAGCCGTCGAGGGTGTTTACGGAACACCAATCCCCAAGCAGATGCCAGGCTCCGCGCCCCTGGGGTTACCAATGGCTATGGGTAGCAGTAATTTGCCTAATGCTATTGGCAACATGGCTGGCTTGGCCAACGCGCAGTTTTATATGGGGCCACAACTTGGACAAGCAGGTCTTCAATTTAGAGGTGTAATGTGAAAACAAAGAAGCTGGTCAAGCAGGCTCTTAAGCACCCGGAGTTATACACTCCCGCTGAATTAAGCTTCTTTGGTCTTTGGCTTCGCAAGAAAAAAGAACATAAGAAAACTGCTAAGATCAAAAAAGAAAAAGGGTAGACGGTGAATGGCAACCAGCTCTAATGCACGACTCCAGGAAATCATCAACGCGTACATCGAAAAAGATGGCAACGCGGTTGTTGATACCAGCGTGGTTGCCTCTCACCTGGCGCAAATGAAATTATTTGGCATCCGTCAGGGTGTTGAGTTTTTTCCAGGGCAAGACAACTTTGGCAATCAGCGCAAAGATTTTATTGACCGCGTAATTAAGTACAACCAACTTGATACGCGCCTGGATTCTATCTGGGATTATTTTCTGTGTGATGGTAAAGGGTTGTTTTACATCCGTCCCACCAAACAGAATTACAGACTTTATTACTTCCGGGAGCATGAGTACCGCACGTTTTACAACGTAGACGGCGAGCTTGAAGAAGTAATCATCATCTATAGCTACAAGGTGCGGCGGGGCTTTGGTTTTGGTGACAACATCAACGTCACCAACGTCACTGGTCAAGCAATCAGTGGCGACCAAGGTGCAAAACGATACATCAAGCTCTCGATCAAAGCAAAAGAAATTGAAGAAACGCACTCAGAAGGCGAGATGTCTTTTGAGATGCCTTCGTTTGCCACGCCTGGCAAAACTAAAAAATTCAAAAACTCCCTGGGGTTTATTCCTTGCGTTGAGATCTTTAACAACCCCAAGGGGTTCTCAATGGAAGGTGTTGGTGAGTTCGACGCCTTAGCGAATCACATCACAACGCATGATGAGTTGGTTCGCACCATGCGGAAGAACGTGCAGTTCTTTGGTAACCCAACACTTCTTTCTTCTCGTCCCAAGACAGACTTGATGGAGGCGGGTAGTGACGGTGCCGTCCAGCGTCCTTCTATTGCCGCAAACTCTGGCTTTGGCAGCTTAAGTGCGTACAGCCGCTCAACCTTTAAGCAAGATCCAATCTCCCGTGGTGTCGACGGCCAGATCCGAGTTCCACGAGTTATTGCAAACCTGGAGCCAAACGACCGTGTTGGCTATATTGTTCCTGATGCAATCACTGGTGACCAAAACGCTTTTGCTCGTCAGTATCGAGAAGAAATTCGAACTGCCCTGGGTGGTGTTGATGAACTTTCTATTTCTGCAGGCGTAACGGCAACTGAATACAAATCTCTGTTTGGACGCGTTGCAGCTACTTCAAAGAAAAAGGCAAACGCCATTTACACACACGGCCTTTGCCGCTGCCTCGAACTGATTATTTTCCAGGAAGAACGTTTGTTCCGAGAGAGTCTTGCTGCAGCAGCAGGAATTGAAAAACCCCTGGAACCGTCCGAGGAAGCTTCCCAAGAAGAATTAGATATGTACGAAGAAGCCCTTGATGGCTTCAATGAACAGATTAAGCAGTTGATGATGGCTTCTGTTCAAACTCAACAAATTCCACCTGGTGTTATTGGTTTGATTCCAGATGGTGATGTCACAATGCTTTGGCGTTGGCTTGGTCCTGTTTACGAGGATTCCACCCAGGACATCTTGAACAACTCCATTGTTGTTCGAAATTTGCAAGAATTAGGTGTTGATAGCATTGAAGCACTGAAATACCTCTTCCCGTCTAAGACGGATGAGGAACGGGCCGAGATGTTATCTGGGTTCCCGTTCAGGATGGTGAACGAACTACAGGGTGCATACTCTCAGTTCGCTCGCTTAGTGGGGGGCATGATGCAGACCCCTCACCCGCAATCACCGGATCTTCCGATGGCTGCTGATCCCAGATTGGATTTAACTCCATATCTGTATCGAACCTTAGAAGCCTTACAAAAGGAGATGAGTTATGCAGGACGCTACCGTCCAATCGATCCCACAGACGAGCCAACCGTCGCCAGTAGCGGTAGCTCCAAGCAGCTACGTGGCTCCGGCACCCCAAGTGCAGCAGGCACCGGTGGCTTATCAGGTGGGTACCAGCTACCCGCAGGCAGTACCACAGGCGAGCCCCAATTACCAATTCGCCCCGTCTCAATACGCCCCCCAGTCCCCATCGGTCCAGACGGCGGAATCGACCTCGAATCCGTGGGAATCGGCGTTCAACAAGGTGGTGAACCTGCTGAGCGCACCAGTTCAATCCCCGTTCCAGGCTCCACAGTCGGCTCCGACGAGCTATACCCCGGCCAATTACGGGTCGACCAGCCTCCAAGGTATGCCACAATCGGCAGCGCCGACCTCGTATCCCAGCCAGGCATACTCGCCCAGCTCTTCCCAAACCTACTTGACGGGCTCCTCAGCCGCGCAAGCGCACGCGGAAGTGAACGAGGCGGTGGCGGATTATTACAATCTGAGCCAGGAAAGTCGCCAAATTCTGAACGCGTTCGGGATCGAAGCTCCGGCAATTCTGAACAACTACGCCCTCCAGCTGGAAGGGATGCTGGACAGCGCCGTCGCGTGGGGAAACCGCGCCGCTGATACCATCCAGGGTTACGCCAACTTCGCTGTGGGCGAGCACCAAGAGAATCTCGCTTATAACGAAATTCTGACCAACCCTGACGTACTGAGTGATTACACACTCAAGTTCTTTGGTCCCGAAGGGCCTTATCCCGTTTACGAAAGTGAGGCCCAATTGGAAACTCCTGGTTACCCGACTCAGCAAATTCAACAACCTGAATTTGGTCAGTTCCCTGCTCCCCCTGCTGCCGCTGCTCCCCAGCAACCCGGCAACTTCTGGGGTGACTTTAACGAGGCCATGGCCCGTAACCCACAAGAAGCATGGCGCGTTCTGAATCACGCTCAGCCCCAAGTGGTTGCGAATAAATTATTCGTAATGGAATGATTAAAGGTCGGTAATTAAATAAAAATTACCGACTGCTAAAATTTGTGTTAGATAAGACATATAAATGTCTGAATCTTTCACCCGATAAACAACCTTCCTGAGACTCTGGAGGATAACACAAAGTGTTCATTGATAACGATTTTCCAAAAATCCTTGGTGCGGAACTTTATCGTCCCCACCCTGCTTACATTGCCGAAATGGCAGTGGAGCCCGTGGTTGTCCACGACTTCACTCGTCAACCCGGTCAAACCGTTCAGTTAGACCGCTACAAGTTCTGGGGTACCCCTGGTACCAAGGATAGCCGGGAGCGTATCGCTGACCAGACTATCGGTACTGCCAACAGCCGCAACATCACCAAGGAGAAAGTCCTGGTGGTGCTTAAGGAATACACCGGCCCTGCGGATCCGGGCGACCCGACCCAGCCTTCGACCTTCAAGATTGCTCGTGAGACCCTGATCACAGCCCAGCGCCTTCTGCTGGACACGGGCAACCTGAACATGTTCCACCAGTCCATCGGTAGCCTGACGCTGCTTGATGACTATCGCCGTTGGCGCGACCGCGTGTTCATTGATGAACTCGCCAAAGCCGAAGCCAATGGTGCTGCATCTACCACCCAAGGCGGTTACTACTTCCCTGGTGGTAAGACCAAGAACGCTTCCGGTCAGATCACCTACACCGGCACTGAGTACACCGCTGACGTTCAGCAGTTCTCCGTGCGTACTGACCTCCTGAACGTTGTTAAGGATCTGCGTAAGCGCAACGTGCCGACCTTCTCTGATGGTCTGTATCGCTGCATCTGCGATCCTACTTTCATGATGCACCTGCGTCGTGATCCTGACTTCCGTGAGATCGCTCGTTACGCTGGTAACCCTGGCCAAGGCATGTACATGGGCAACCCCATGATGCCTAACAACGCCAGCTTCTACATGGGTCCCCAGGCTGGTCAAGGTTACTTCCTGGCTGGTGAACCTGTGATGCCTACTGGCGTGCAGTTTGAAGGCGTCAAGTTCTTCGAGTCGACCAACTTCCCGACCAAGAACATCACCGCTTCCTTTGCTGGTACCGGCGGTTCTTACACTTCTCAAGAAGTTGCTCAGGGTTACTTCTTCGGTCCTCAAGCCATTGGCGTGGGTATCGGCGGCCCGAACGCTCAGGTGCTGATCAACAACAACGACGACTTCAGCCGCTTTATCATTCTGATCTGGCAGCTGTACGCTGGCTTCGAGATCCTCAACAAGGACTTCGTGACCACCGCCTTCAGCTTCGTGTCTGATGACGGCGACGTTTGATTTACATAAACTGTAAAAACAAAGGACAAATAAATGACCTATCTTTCGTCTAAAAAAATCTACCCAGGTAACTGGGCAGAACCTCTGAACGGTTGGTACAAGAATATTGATACCAACGATGACGGTAGCAATAACGCTTCCAAGGGTGGCCCTACTTCGGTGCTGGCCACCCCTGGTTACCGTTATTTCCAGCAGCGTGGTTACGTTGCTGTGACCCAGACCTCTGGTGCTCCCCTGGTGACCGGCAACGTGATCGTGCCGTCTCCTTATCGCCAGGATGACACTCGTCCTGACATCACCGGCATGGTGATCTCTGGCAGCACCAGCCTGCCTGTGTATGTGTATCGCACCGCTATCTCCGTGGCTTCTGGCTGGGGCGATGGTCGTGTGGCCTCTGGTGTGTATGCCGCCACCGGTAACGTGATCTCCTTCGGTCGCGACTCCAGTGGTCCTACCGCCGCTTCTGGCGTGGGCGAAGGTCCTATTCAGGCCAACCTGACCTCCTCTGTGTCTGGTGACGCAGCCACTAAGATCTTCTTTGCTGGTGGTACTGCTGGCTATGGTACTAATCCCTTCATCACCGCTACCGGTGCTGCTGGCGTTTCGGGTGGCACCCTGTACTACTCGTCCACCACTGGCGTCAACCTGAAGGTGTTTGCCAAGGGCGCTGCAAACGACACCAGCACTTCTGGTGGTATCTACATCTCCGATGCCGATTCCGCTGCTGGCCGTGCAGGCTACCTGGTGGTTGAAGTGTGCTACATCCAGCCGGATGAAGCTCCTGGCTACGAAGACATTGATGGCTACTTAACTGGCCGCACTGTCAGCTGAGTGAGTTAAACTAGGACCAGAGATACTTTGGTCCTATGACAACAACTGCCGCCATTCTTTACCAGCACAAAAAAACAGGTGCAAGGGTAAAAGTAGTTAGTGAATGGGATAACGGCGACTGGTTCATGGTCGAAGATCAGGACGGTCGCCTTTATACCGCTTACAAAACTGAACTCATCCCTGATGAAGCGGCAACGAAGAAAGTAAAAACTCTTCAGATTAAAGACAAAGCTGCACAGGAAGAGCCTCGCTCTTTCCCTCCTGAAACGCGGTTGAACATCAATACGGCCACCGCTCAAATGATCGCTGATCATATTAAGGGTATTGGCCTTAAAACTGCCCGAGAAATCAAAGACCTTCAAATGTCCTTATCGGGTGAACGGTTCAACAACTTAGAGCAACTCAGGCAGATCAAACGTGTGGACTGGGATGCGGTTTTAGCAGCTGATCTGATTCGCGTATAACCTCCTTTTCTAAGGCATTTAACCCCTGGGATTCCAGGGGTTTTTTAGTTTTAGAATAAAAAGAAAAAGAATATGGCCGGTCCAGCTTTATTTAAAGGAAAAGTAGGATCCACAGGTGTTTCTACTGGCCCTCATGCGCACTTTACTCTCACTAAAGACGGGAAAGAAATCCCTCTTTCAATTGCACGTAAAGATATTGGCCAATATTTGCAGTTTCGGCTGCCAGGAAAAGAAGAATGGCAGTCTATTTACAGCCCCGAGAAACAAGGCTTTGCTTTGAATCCTGGAACGCAGATTACCAGCCCCATGGGGAAAAGAACCGCACCAACAGCGGGAGCATCCACATATCACCGTGGTGAGGATTATGCATTTCCTGAAGGAACTTCTTTGCGTTTTTTAGGTCAAGGTTCAGTATCAACACATTCAGGACAGGGTGCTGCGGGCAATGTATCTGTGTTGCGCACTGGTCCCTATGAACTTCAAACTTTTCATTTAAGCGAGCTTCCTCAAGCGGCTACAACACGCAAGAATGATGCACCGTTAAACACTGATTTCAATACATCTGCTTTATTGGCCCAGGCGTTTGTTCAAAATGAGGTTGCCAATAAAACACAACAAGGCCAGCTGATTGAAGCTCTGATTAGCGTTTTGGGTGAGAAAGAAAAACCCAAAACAATGATGGAACAATTAAAGGAGGGCCTGGTTGGTGGAATGATGCAGCAAGCTTTAAGTCCTAAAAACTTTCTTGGTCAGTTCATGGATAGCGAGCCCTATCTCCAGGGTCAAAAGTTTGCCACCAACCAATTCTTTGGACTCTGATTGATTTCTTGCAACTATAATTAATTGATATTGGAAGGTAGAAGTGCAGCTATCTGACTTCGATAAAAGTAGAGTCAGGTATCACCTGGGCTATTTCACGGTTTCCGTTCCGGCTGGCGATTACGCTCGCCTGGAAGAGGCCATGAATACCGTGCCTGATTCCTATTTTTACGACAAGATTATTATTCAGATCGGCCGTTGTGATACGGCTGAAAAGAAAACAGAGGTTGCCACTTCTCCTTCCACCCGATTGGAGAGCATCCTTGGCGACGTTGATCGTACCATTCGGTCGAGCAATGCCCAGGAAGCTCTTAAAGTTTGGAACGAAGTTTACCTTTACGAAACCAATCGTTTAGCCAATATTCTTTACGTTCCCAACTACAAGGATCCATTCCAAGCTCGCTATCGATATGAGCGTTCAGGCGCGGAATTTATTCAGGCTTTACCTGGCCCAGCTGACACTGCAGTGGGTTCTCGTATTTATCTTCATGAGGTTTGGCGGTAATGGGTAACGCATTTCTTCAGCTGTTCATGCGTGGTGGTCCAGCAGCCCTGAAAGCTGTTCAAGGGTTTGGCGCCAAAGCTGCACCTAAGGCGCTGAAGCAGGTTGCCGATACGGTTACCAACCCACAGACCTATCGTTCTCTTGCTGCGCAGGCTGAGAATGTCCTGCAACGTGGACTACCTTCTCAGTTCGCTGGCCCAAATTTTGGCAATATTCCGGCTCGTTTCACTGGTTTAATTAGTGACGTTGCTGGGATGCCAGCTGGTCTACAGCGCTCTGCTCAGGCTGGTATGGTGAATCGTGCCATCCAAGAAGCAGCAGGCGCTGGTCCCCAGCTTGCCCGAAGCGTACAACAGTACGCCACTGGCGCCCTCAAGGCCCCTGTTATTGGTGATGCCATCCAATCTGCTCGGCAGGTAGCAACAGGCCTTCAAGGGGCCTTGGTTAGCCCAACAGGTTTTGGTGGCCCATTCATGCGGGATCCGGCCTTACGCCGTGAGTTTCTTAAACAGTTTGGTGGTACCTCTGAAAAAGCAGCGCGTGCTTTAGCCGGTGGTGGCGGTGGCGTTAATTTTGGTCAAGTCGGCAGCTTACTTCAGAACCTTTCCCCAGGTGGTGCGACTGGGTTGCGTGGTTCCGTAGCCTTACCTGGAGCCCTTGGTGGCGCGGCTTGGGCTTTATCTGACCCAACACCAATGATTCAAGCTGGTCAAGGATTGACTCAAATGCTGGCCGACAGGGGCTTGGTGTATGACCCACGAAAAGATCCACGCGTTACTTCGATTCAAAATCGCCCTGTCGTGAATCCAGGGGAGCTTGCACCTGATTACAGCGGTGCGAGGGATCGGACATTTCGATTTGCGCAATATCAAGGAATGGGGCAGAATCCAGTTGGTGGCACCCCGCCGCCAGCTCCTGGTGGTTATTCACCACCTCCTGCTCCTGTGCTGACACCTCCTCAAGGTGTTAGTCAACCTGGAGCACAAGCCGGACAGCAGACACCCATTGCCTCGGATGTACCCATTGGTGGTTCGTTCCCTGGTGGACCCACATACGGTGGGACAAGGGTGTCTAACGGGGCCGGTGTTCCCGCACTACGTCAAAATGTTCAAAACCGCGCACTCTCTCAAGAAGTACTTAATGCTGCTCAGCAGTACCCTGCTCCTACAAGTGTCCCCCTTCCTTCCTTCTATGAGGGCCAGCAGCAACTGGGTAGGAGTATGGAGCAGACGGGAGAGTTGCAACGGCAACTGATGGAGTTAGGTGGTGCGACCGGAATGTCACCAGAAGTCCTGATGCAGTGGGCTCAACAGAATCCCGGTCTTGCTTACAGCCAGCTTCAGAAACTCCAGGGCAGGAGAAGCGTCCAATGAACGAGCGTCAGTTCCTAGAAAAATTTCGCCAGACTCCTGAGGGTCAGCGTCTTCTAAAAACCATTCGGTTTGCAGAAGGAACTGCTGGACCCAAAGGGTATCAAACCATGTTTGGTGGCGGAACTTTCTCTGATCTGAGTCGCCATCCTGATCGTGTTATTCGCAGTGGTGGATACGCAAGTGCTGCCGCAGGTGCTTACCAGTTCCTCCCTGGAACCTGGCAAAGCCAAGCATCTCGCCTAGGTTTAAAAGGTTTTGGACCTGCTGAACAGGACGTTGCAGCTTTAGCTCTTGCTCGTAACCGTTTAATGGGAATTGGTGGTTTATCAACACTTCAAAAAGAGGGTTTATCTCCTCGTGTTGCAGCTGCCCTTGCTCCTGAATGGGCTTCTTTCCCAACGGAAAGCGGACGTAGCTACTACGGTCAACCCGTTAAATCCTTGTCTTCTCTTCAGAATTATTACGGCAATGCATCAGTTGCCCCCGCTGCCCAGCAGGTGGCAGCAAGTGCACCAAGGGCTGCAACTTCACCAGCCCCCGATTCTGATATTGACATTCAAGCTTTAACAACTGCCCTAAGGAAGAAGAAGTCAACTTCGCTTCTTGATTCCTTTAAGGCAGGTATTGTTGATCAGTTGCTTCGCCAGACAGTCCCAGGAAATCTCAATTTCCTTGGAGCACCTCTCTTTGGTAGTACCGGTTTATTCTGATGGCTTACTCTCAGTACGCGGACAAGTATCTTCCTGGTGAATATTACCGGGAAGTTTTTGGCAAGAATCGTTTTGCGTTTAGTCCGGGTACTGAGACCACAATGGATAGCGCATCTTTCCAAAGGTTTTTAAATCTTCAGCGCAATCCACAAGGTTTATTCTTAGAGTCTGTTAGGTATCCAAAAGGATTCACGGAAATGATGGCGTTGTCTTCTGAGTTTGGTTTAAATTCAAACTCGCTTTAGTCCTTTATAATTAATGAAAAGGTAAAGTAAAGACGTGTCTAGTACCGCCACTAACAAGCAGCCACTGCTTATTGACCGCCCTTTGTTTGATTCCGTGCGGGTCACGACTCAAACAGTTGGTCACGCAACTTCCAATACTTTGTTTGTACAGGGTGGTCAGGCGCCGTCCATTCTTGTAGACATGGATGCTGCTTTGGAAGAAGACAATAATAATGGTGGGGTTATTGATTCCATTACCATTGTTCGCAACGACAACTATCGCGAGGCGGACTACACAATTAGCTCTGGCACATCAGGTAATGTTGTTTCGTTGACCAGTGGTCAAATTGTCTTTATCCAACAGACCGGGGTATTGGCCACAGCAGCGATGAGCGGCTACGGTTATTACACTTACACAGGTTCCGCAACACTGACGGGCGTGAATACAAGCCTTGTGTTTTCCGGTGGCACCACAAGCGGCTTTAGCTATATCGGTTCTACTTACGGCTACCAGCCCGCAGTGACATTTGTGTTTTACCACACGCGTGGTACAACTACTCCCATTCCTGGTAGTGGTGACTATCGTCTTCTGTTTTCCAAAACAGTTCCTGCCAACAGCGGCGAAGTTGATTGCTCGGATCTAATGCCACAACTTGGGGCTCCTATGCCCAGCGCCGGCAATACCACAGGCCTTGGATCATCTGCCCCCTTACGCAACAAAGGTGTTTACCTGGAACGGGGTGACCGTATTTATGTGGGTGTTTTCCCAGACGGCCCGAACATCTCTGGTTACACGCCAGGCGCTCATATCTACGCACAAGGCGGCTTCTTCTAAACCATGGCCAAAAAGAGTGGAAGCTCTTTTGGAAACTTCAATAAGGCCGAGGTGTTTGACCCTCGGTCTGTAAAACCGATTACGACAGAATTTTCCAAAGGATCAGTTCCTGATTCTTTATATACGATTAATCGTGAGTCAGCATGGTCCCGCTGGCGCCGTGGTTACGAAATTGCAACCGCTTGTTTTTACGATAATTCTTACGATTATCCTTTTACCTACAAGGTTCCTGTCCCCGCTGGCACTCCTTCAACAAGTGGTAATCAACCAACTATTCCAGGTGTTTTTAAAGGATTTCCAACAACGAATAAAGAATTTGGCATGCACTGGGCTGGCGTCCGTGTTGCTGGTAGTTTACGGTTTGACAATGTTTTTGATAGCACTGGGGTGCGTGCTTCTATTGCTTCTGTAACTGAAGACACTGACTTTTGGTACGTACAACTTAACGGAAGTTGGAGTTCCGGCAACCCGTTACCTCCGCCTTTATATGTTGCAATTCCTGGCGTACCTGGTGGACTGAAGGCGATTAACGGAGAAATACTGGAAGATCGAATCATCACACCCGGCGGCGTTCCTATAGATAGAGATACGATTGATCCTGCAACACAAAAAAGGTATGGATATGTTTCGGCTGTACTGGCAGATACAGACCCTTTTACTGGGATTTTAAAAATACGAAAAGCTGGTTCAGTAGAGGCAACGCCAGATAGAGATTTAATTACGCCTGCGACAAGGCCTCCAAACTTAAACAGGTTTTTTATGACGGGCACTCGCTATTGCTGTTCCTGTCAAGATTTTAATCGGCGCGATTATGGATTCATTAGCTCTTTAAATAAAGTTTCTGATTCATTAAAAGTAAAATTTCCGCGGACTAATGTTGCCACATTGAAACCTGGCAGGTATGAAATAATGACCAAAAATGGAATAGTTGATAACAGTTCAATGACAAGTGCCACGGTTAATCGTGACATGCGAATTGTGTCACCCGCTCCCCAATACAACGTGCCACCAACAGTTACACCAACAGTATCAACTAAAGTAGGAGCCAATAGAGACAATCCAGGTGTGTTTAGAGATTTTGGTGCAATGTATCTCCGCAATACTCCTGATCCTTCTATTCCAGGAGCGAAAGCAGAAGGCTTGCCAACTTATAACGATTATTCTGCTGCAGGAAACGTTATCACATCTTTAACGGATACCTGGACCCCCCTGCTTGATGAGATGCGCTATTGCAAGCACATTTATGCCATGAAATATGAAGAAGGTGTATTTCCACCCGAACCGTCAGATTTCCCTGTAGGTATTCAAAGCATGGCCGCCTGGGAGCAAAAATTAGTGGAAGATACAGAAAAAGAGCAAACTGAAGCTAAGGCCGCAAATTTACAAAGACGTTCTTTGTCAACAATGGACGTACCTCCTTACAACTGTCAGGCGCCAATGATGATGCCAATGATGCAAAAACTTTTCAATATCCCATCAACATTTGTAAAAATGAATGGTTTTACAATGATTGATAAAAACGGAAGCAAGTATATTCCAGCTTCTGGTGAACGCCCTGGAGTGTGATTATGGCTGAGTTTGGAGATGTCGTTTCAACCAATTTCATTTATTCACAAGAGCAATTAAATGAAAGGATCTACGGGGATAGTGAGATCCAGTACAGCGGAATACCTACCGTGTATCACGCTGGCGATGTTGTACACCTTCCTTACCAGTCAGGTGAAATATCCACAATGGAAGCTTTGGGCCTCGCCTGGGCTGCGTTTGCCAGTGGAATTGGACCAGAGTAACATAATGTAAACTTATATTAGTCCCGTAGGACTTATTAAGAAATCCTTTACCACTTGCGCCCTGGAGCCCTGCTTGCTTAGCTTCGGGTTATCCAGCTCATCTCAGTTATGACTCACTCCCCGCCTATTGACCAGCGGATTGTTGATGAGTATTTCCAGCTGGCCTCACGAAAAAAAACCAAAGCAGTTGCCTGGTTGTATGGAATGATTGCAACCTATGGAGTAAAGCCTGACGAGTTAAACGGATTTACCTGGCAATCTGATAATTCAATTCTACTTCAAAGTAAAAAGAAAAAGATTGCCCCACTACATCCGCAGTGGGTTTTTCTTTTTGGGCTAAAAGAAAAGCGGTCCTGCGAAATGCAAGACCGCCTGGAATCCCTCTCCCGCTCTCTGTATCAAGCCATTGCCTACCAGGATGTTCGATTAAACATCACTGATTTGCTTTTGGCACACCGCATGAGAAAAAATCATTCTCGTGCATTCAAGAACATGCAGCCAGCATGTCTTGCTTTTGCAGGTGCTTCCTGACTGCCGTTACGTTCCAGCGGTAGCCATCGCGTGAACGGGTCTCAGGAAAGGCTGCAAAGTGCGGCCCAAGCTTGAGGGTGCCATTATCCCTGTACTTAAACAAGGTCTTCCGGTCAATGCCAAGGAGTTCTTCCGCTCTTTGAACGGAGACCCAACCATTGGTCTTGGTCATGGCGCGAGTAAAAACGCGTACCCAAGTACGGTAGCGCCTGGAAGGGACCTGTCAACTTTCCTTATGTTTTGTTAATAGTTCTGTTGTGGTTTTAAATGAATGAGGTGAAATTAAAATAAAGTAACGGCAACTAAAGAGCATGTTCAATTGTGAGCAGGATCCGCTTTCCTTACTCATTGAATTAACTCCAAAGTTAGCAAAGAAACGTTATCGACAGTCCATCTACGAAGCCTGGGACTTTAAGTGTGCATATTGCAAGGCAGAGGCAACAAGCCTTGATCACATTATTCCTAGGTTCAAATCAGGTTCAAGCAATAGAAATAATCTGATTCCCGCGTGCAGATCGTGCAATACAAATAAAGCAAGCACTAAAATGGAAGACTGGTACTGCAATCAAGACTTCTTTGATGAAGTTCAGTACAATCGAATCAAGACCTGGATGTCCCAGGAATTCATTGATTGGTTCCAGCCTGAGCATTTTGATCTTCATCCTAAAGTTGCCGTCTAATTAAATAACTCAAATGGCTATTGTTTATGACGCTACAGCGAAGAAGTGGGTCGTTACCAATGAGAAGACGGATTACAATACCAATTTTCCTACTAACTACGACACAACAAGAAGAACTGATTACCCAACAAACTTAACAACTAACACTGCTCTTCCTGAGTTTCTTGCTACAAATTTAAAGTATGACTATGAAACCAATTTAAGAACTGATTACCCAACAGATAAGAAAACCAAAAAAACCATTCACGTCCATCATGTTACCCTGCTTGGTAAAAAGTTTATTGGCAAAATCAGTGATGATGACAAGACCCCGGATATGGGGTATTCAGTACAATCCGTAGAAATCACTCCAAATACATCATTTTCAGATATTAAATCTGCGGTTGGAGGCAATGTTGATACATTTAATGACGATCCAAAAAATAAATTTTTAAACTTAAAGCAAGTTGTAGTAGATAATCAAGCAACAAATACAGCTAATGCGACTACTAATACAAATAACAAAGCTGCCAATGAAAAAAATGCAGCTTTAAATGCTGCCAACTATAAAACTAATATTGATAACGCCACTAAAAACGTTCAAATTGAAAAAGAACGGCAAGCTATCCAGGCACAGAACACTGCAAATGCGCAAACTAATGCAACAAATACTACACTAAATGCTGCAAATGAAAAGCTGAATTATGAAGGCAAAGTTTTAAATACTAATAACACAACTCTCAACCAACAAAATACAGTTTTAAACACTAAAAACACAGCCTTAAATGGTTTATATTCAACTACTGTTGCTACCGCAGGCGCAACACAAGGCGGTGATTACGTAGCGCAACGAGATAAATTAACAACAAACAACCTGATAGCCGCAGGGTTTACCGCCAAAGAAGCTGCAGATATTGTTTCTGGTGTCAAAGATCAGTTTAAAGTTTTTTATCAAGTAGAGAAATTAGTTCCATGGGATGCAAACCTTGGGGCCAAACCTCCCTATGGAACGTTTGATCCTAAGTACTACAGTGGACAGAATGCAACAGTAAAGAAAGCCTGGGACGACGCTGTAGCAAAAGATGATATTGATATTACGCAGCGTTATGGCGAGAATAACTTTTATTTGCAGCACTATACCAACATTGGTAAAGCGCAAGGGTTGCGCGGTAATGCTGCAGAAACAACTGCAAGAGCTAATGCATATGTTGAAAACAAACCTACAGATGCTGAGATCCAACAGATTCGAGATTTACAGCTGGGGGTAGATCGTGACACGATTACTCAGCGCCTATTAAACATCACACAGGTTAATAATGAATGGACAAAAGCAAAACAAGGAGACCCCTATTGGCGTGCGTTAGCAAAAGAAAAGTACTTGGATCCAGATGATCCGGATGAGTTTGCTGTTCTATTCCGTTTATCTGAACGACCGGAAGATAAACAGGTAATTTTGAATTACAACATTAATACAGGTAGTGGCATCACTGAATTAGAGCAAGCAATTAACGACGCTATCGGTACAAAAGCAGAAGTTGATGTTAAAAAGTTTGCAGCGTTAAATCAAACAATTTTAAAAGACACGATTGCAGAGATTAAAAAGGTACAGTCCAGACAGCAAGCCCTTGATTTCTATAAAGGGTTTGACGGTTTCAGTGAGGTTTTCAATTTGAACCAGACATTGGCAGACTCCATCCTGGGTGACAGTGGAGTTGGCGGGGTCCTCTCCCTAACCTCTGGTGGCAAGGCAGAAGAAGACCTCCTGGGCGCCCTTGGGAATGTGACCGGGATGCGCGATAACGTGGGTTACAACTGGCAGCAATGGTTTGATACTGCAATCAAACAAAAGTACGGAATTGACTACAGTTTGTTTGAACCCCTGGAAGAAAAAAAGGATATTATCAGTGCATTTACAAGTGATGCAACGACCGCAAAAGTATTTGACCCAACTACAAATAAATTCACAGAGGATTTCCTGAAGCGTGCTGGATTCACAACAACAGAACAACTAGTTGATTTCCTTGGAAAGCAAGGAACAGAAGGGCAGACAATCTTAAACACAATCAAGGGTGATCCTGGTAGCACAGCAAAAACAACTCTTACACCTATCCAATCAAGGCTAGAAGCTGATATTAAAACGTTAGACGAACAAAAAAATAGAAGCCTTGCACTTGCTTATTCAACAAGCGAGAAAACGCAAATGATGAATGTTGAGGCTGAATTTGCGCGTAGTTATATTGACGAATATTTGCTACCCCGCTTCAACACATCACGATCCATGGATGAGTTCATGGAATATCTTGATGTTAGACAGCAAGAGCAGAACCCATTCCAAACGCAAGATTCATATGATGCGCTAAAAACGCTTGGTGACTTGTATACCAAAAAATATCTGGATGATGTTAAGAGTACTGGTGCCAGATCTTTTGACCCTACTTTTTACTTTGATCCAGTTACAGACAGTTACAACAAGACCAATTACGAAAAACAAAAAACAACCGTTGCAGAAGATTGGGCAAAAGCAAAAGCTGGAGACCCTTATTGGGCGCAGCAAATTTATCGTTTTGGTATTGATGTAAACAATAAAGCGGCGTTTGCCCGCATGCATTTTGAGGTAAAGGGTCAGGGATTAGGGTTTGACCCAGCGGAAGATATTGTCAACGCAGGCAAGGTTAAGGATTACATTTATGGCACTGTGCTGCCAGTGATGAAAGAAGAAGCATTAAAAGGAGATCCCGTTTTTGGTCAATTTATTACACCAGAAGAATTTGCAGATGAGATGTTGCAAGGTTTAGATCCAACAAAAACACCTGAGGCATGGGAAGAGGTGTTGAATCGTTATGGATTAAAAGATTTTGCAGGCGACAAGGAAGAATTAAGGCAATACATTATTGATGCACTTCGCACAGGATCGGCACAAACAATCAGGGAGAACATTAAATTCCTAAACGAAAAACGCGAAAAGCCAACGCAAGAAATTTTGGGCGTCACTTATATTGAACGTCCTGAAGACTTTGACACAGGAGCCGTCAAGCCAACAACACAGCTATACGCAGTGTTTAAAAATGCTGGATATCAAGGCACAGAAGATGAGTTTTATGAAAAGTTTTTCCCTGACCTTGATCGAAGTGAGCAAGTGCTCCTTACAAAATCAGGATCAAATGAAGCGCTTAAGTTTGAAGGAATTGACTTAAGCGATCCGTTTGCTTCTCTTACTTCGATTGGAAACTTATTTCCAGATGACAAGGAGAAAACGGATGATGAATCCAAGGATCGTGAAACTAATTATTTTACAATGGGTGATGACGAGGAAGACGAGGACACTTATGGGGGTGCTCAATCTTTCCTGGGAGAGTTTACTTCACTGTTTAAAGGCCTCTAATGTCTGATAAAAGGAAAAAAGCTGCGTCTGCGGCAAAGCTTGCAAAAGACAAGATGGCTTGTAACAAACCCAGGCGCACCCCTGGGCACCCAACAAAATCACATGTGGTCAAAGCATGTAAGGGTGGGGAGGAAAAGATTGTTCGATTTGGACAGCAGGGGGTTGAGGGCGCTGGTAAAAATCCCCAATCCGCCAAGGACAAGGCACGAAAGAAATCATATTACGCCAGGCATAATGCCCAAGATCCAAATCCTGACATCATGTCTGCACGCTTTTGGAGCCACCGTGTGAAGTGGTAAACAGCGTTAAGTGGTATACTATTTGGGTTGCTTAAATTTAATGGCCAACGCTAATAGCCGTTTTGTTGATGTGTTTTGTGAAACCTGTGCATGCGCTGGAAGCATTCGCATTGATCAGTACACAAGAAGAAAGGGTCTTTGGAAGTGCCGTTCATGCAACAAAAAAAGCCAAGTTCCGAAAAACAAAGGCACAGGCGTAAAAAATGACCCGGCCATGCTAAGAACCCGTTCAAGTTATTACAAGGCTCGTTATCGATGTAAAACGGGCCACCGTGGATATTATGTGAACGTTGAATTTAGATTTAACTCTTTACAGCAATTAGTTGATGATATAGGGACGAGGCCTATAGGAATGAGTTTAGATCGTATTGATAATCTTGGACATTACGAACCAGGAAATGTTCGTTGGGCAACCCATCAAGAACAATGTAACAATAGACGCCCACGGGGCTCGGTTTCCCTGTAAAGTGGTGACGCCAACCACTTCCAACCATGGCAAAACCCAAGTCAACCATCAATAAAATTGAATCCAAACCCAAGAAAACACGTCAAGGCCAGGGTTTAAATTCAAAGCCCAATCATGGCCGTAAAAAAACAAGGGGTCAAGGACGTTAACAAAATATTTTTAAGGTGTGTAGTATGGGAGTACTTGATGTACTCCCATGTCAGATTTGCGAGAAGCGGTTGCTCTTATTCGTAAATACGAAGGCTTTAATGAGAAAGCTTTCCTTTCTGACGAGGAAGGACGTTACACCATTGGCTATGGGACTCAGTTTTACCCAGATGGTTCTCCGGTAAAACAAGGTCAATGGTGCACCAAAGAAAAAGCACTTGAGTACTTGAGTTGTGAAGTAAAAGCAATCAAGAATTTACTGAAGGATTTAAACTTACATTTAAACGAGCCTTCTGAGCAGGCTTTAATTTCTTTTGTCCATTCAATTGGATGGAAACCTTTTCTCTATAGCAATGTCATTGACTGCTTAAATGATGAGGACTGGGCTGGCGTTGCAGAAGAAATCTCGCACTGGATCTTTGATGAAAACCATCGAGTTATTGGTGGTTTGATCGATAGGCGCAGGGAGGAGGTTGAACTGTTCTTGCGTGAGATTGATGCAAATCCCTGGGTATCCACAGAGGTACTGCTTAAGGCGTTTCGAAACTATAGTGCTGCACCACATCAAGTTAGGGCCATCAGAGAGCTTGAAGAAAAAATCAATCCTTACGCCCTTGCAGAGTTTGCAAATTCGTTTAAGGTAGACGAAGATCCCTGGGGGTTGGTTGACGATCAAGGACTTGAAACTTTATTCGCCAGCTAGCCTTAAAATAGTTTCATCAAGACCATGAAAAACGCAATGGAAAGATCAGTAGAGCCCAGGGAATTTGAACTGCCCTTGGAACTTCAGTTTTCCATGCGGAAGGCTGAGATGGTGGCCAAGGAAATGACCTGGGATGAACTCTATGTCACCCTGTTGAACCTATACCATCAACGCCTGATGGAGTGGCAAGCGGTCAAAGAGATCCTTTCCGACGAAAACATTCAGCTTGATTTTGACGTACCCACAGATATTGAACTGGAAGAACTCGCCGCCGCCTGTTCTTACTTTGACGACGGCGACGAGGATGAAGATGAGCTTCAGCCGTTCTGAGCTTCATCAAATTGAATAAGGCGGTCTAAGTACCACTGCGCTTTTTTCAGTGACTTAGTGCCGCCCTTCATGCGTTCGCGCCAGCTATATTTCATCAAGTTACCTTTACAGTAACCACGGAACTCTTCTGGAGTTAAAGAAGCTTCGATTGCTTCGATGCACTCAATGCCGCCATCATTGTAATGAGGGGGGTGATTGACCTCATCCGACTGGACAACAGGAGGTTCTTCAATAGTGTTCTCGCCAGGAAAGTTGGAATCCCGGTCCTTACTCAAAAATTCAGAGCTGGCAAGAGCTTCGACACCCTTAGCCCAAGGTACGGGGCATACACCACCTGGGCAATCACTCAGCTCGTTCACCGGGTCAAACCACGTCGTTTTGCGGACAGAGCCTTCTCCTTCTCTGGAACCATCTCCAGCTCCAGTACCAAGCCTTTGGGCTTGGGTGCTGCTCCCATCTCCAGACCTTCCTCCATCGAAGGGATATAGCCCGTTAGTCCCGGACGACGCCCTTCCGCCAAAGATAGGTTCTGCCTCTCGTTTCCTTGTTGACATGCCGCTAGTCCACGGTTGTACATGTCATATAAGGGTACATCATTTTCTTCGTTTGCGAGCGGCTGCCCAAAGTCTTCTTCGCTTAAGCAGCGACACTTCACTTCGTCTTGGACAAACGCATCCAGGAACGATGCTGCGTTATGCATCATATTAAGAATTTGAATTACTCCTTTTACAATAATACTATGGCAAGATTCTTTGATCCCACATACGATCCACGGCAGGATTCTGGTAGTTCCGGATCGGAAATCAGTGATCTTGTTCCGGAACGGAATTACGATACAGACCTACGTCGAATTCCTCAAGATGAACGAACAACAGTAGAACCAATAAACGAAAAACAAGAGGGAATTAAAAAGTTCTTTAGCGCAGCAAAAGCGGCAAATAAATTCCGCCAGAAAGCTTCCATTGATGAGCCAACCCTCCGTGGTGAAACCCCCAGGTCAGAAGCCACCATAGGTGGTGTTGAAGTTCCAAGTCTGGGGGACGAGTACGGCACAGTGGGAAGCGTGGGTTACGCCAAAAAGCCCCGGCCACAGTCAGGTACTTTTTACGGTTTTAGCTAACTCCAGTTGTTGCTGAAGTCTTCTAAATCCAAAGCGTCTTGCATCTGCCCCAGAGAATCCTGGAGCGTATTCAAAACCCATTGGACGTTACCTGTTTTAAAAGGAGCAAGCTTGCCTGCCAGCTCCGCATTACTTAAAAAGATAACCTGGTTTTCAAGGATCTCAAGGATATCGATCCTTTGCTCTAAGTCACTGGAATCCATGCTCAAGCCTTAGAGTAAACAACTTCTTGTGCCTGGTTCTGGTACTTACCTTTCCGGTCCTGGTAAGAAACTTCACAAGGAGTTCCGCGAAGGAACAGAAGTTGGATGATCCCTTCGTTTGCGTAGATACGATTGAATTGCCCCGTGGCATTGCTGATCTCAAGGGTCAGGTAGCCCTCCCAACCGGCCTCTGCGGGCGTGATGTTAGCAATGATGCCCGAGCGTGCGTAACTGCTCTTGCCCATGGCAATTACCGTCACATCCTGGGGAAGCTTCAGGCGCTCTTCTGCAACTGCCAAGCAATAGCCGTAGGGAGGCAGAAGGAAGTATTGGCCTTTCTCGTCTTCCAGGAGAGCTGAATCAGAAAGGATCTTAGGATTGAAGTCCTTTGGATCTGATACACCTTCTTGAATGCGTCCAAAGATGAGACACTGTTTAGGGGACAGGCGGATGTCGTACCCGTAAGAACTCAAACCGTAACTCAGAACACGTCGCCCACTTTCTTCGTTGATTAACCGATCTGTAAACGGTTCAATCATCCCCTGTTCAAGGGCAAATTTCTTGATTTCGCTGTCGCAAAGGATTCCCATAAAGCCCTTTAATCGTCTTTAACTATACCCAATTCAGTAGATAACGCGGCCAAATTGCTCGTAAACATCGATAAATTTTTGCGTTGCCTCAGACGAGTTCAATTTGGGTTGCAAATGAACCACAAAAGAAGTACAGGTTTTATGCTCACCGATTCCCTCGCTAGTGTTCTTGATCAAACGTGGTACCGTCTTCAAGAAGCAGATGGGAAAATCAAATATCTTCTGTTCATAACGAATCATGTCAGGGCAGTTGCTGAAGTAGATGGCTTGCTCAACCTCATCGGCGTACCATTTCTTGAATAGAGTCCTAAACCAAACAGCATGAGATGAAACCAAGGTTGGGGATGAGGCCCTGGTCATCTTCCACCTGTCAAGTTTCTTATCAAAGAAATAACAACCACTGGGTGGAAACAAATACACCTTCCCAAACCACTGCTGGGCATTAAGGCCGTCTTGTTGCGGACCAAAGAACTGATCCGCTTGCACAAACTGCTGTGCCACTTTGGAACTGGCGGGATCAAGGTCGATGTTCCCCATAACCATGTTGGCGGCTTGTATTAACTCCGTGGGGGTGATCAACTCAAGATCTTCCTTTCTGCCCGTAACCCGCCTAATCGTCACTTCTTGTCCACCATTTGGTTGTAATCAATCTCAAAATAACGCACGCCTTCATCATCATTAATGACGTAACCCGCCTTTTCTTCAGGGTCAATTTTTTGAGCGGCCTCTAAAATGCGCCTAAAGCTTTCCGCAAGATCACCTTTATTGTCTCGTTCGCATTCCTCTTGAGCAGAGTGAATTTCTTTTAACGTCCAGTAAAACATGGAGCGCTCTTTACTCTGGGGTTGAAATACCATGACCCCTGGACCATCAACTTGCCAAAATTGATAGTACATTGATCCCATATCGCCAAGAATGAAATCAATGGTTTGATTTAGCATCTTGCCTTTGGTTTCATTCATGTCACCCTGAAGGGTTGCATGAATCAGTTTTTCTCTCCGGTTCATTTGAAACCAATCCCTGTCGAAGTAATGATTCTTTTAGCTTAGGCAATGGCTGGTAGATAACGACCAGTTTTCCAAGGTTCCCTCTCTTTTTGACAAGCTTTCCTTTTTCGTCCCGTAGCTTATCAAACTCTCCGGAGCGAATCAAATACTCAGCAACGCACCGTAATCTCCGCTTGAGAGGCAACTCTGCTTGCGGAAATTTACCACAGATTGTATCTGGGTGCATATCAACAAAAGCCAAGCGAAGCCGGTTGGCTAATGTCATGCCGGAATTGGCGTCCTCCTCTTCATACTCTTTAACGTTTTCTAGATATCGACGCAGGCATAAATCATCGAACGATCCCTCAGGAGGGAGGAAGTCCTGGACCTGATTAAACAAAGATTCGGGCAGCAGATCCTGACAGTTTTTGACCGTGAGTTCCTGTAGGTCTAAGTCATGGAAACGATTTAACATCATTCAAGTTTCTCTTGGGTACTTTGGTACTTCCTGCCATAGAAGTCAGACAGATCAATGTCTTTGTTTTTTGAAAAGGACATGATCAAGTGATTCCAAGGAACACGAATTACCGCTTTCTTGGATGGATCAGGAGAAACGTTGACGTAATGCAGTCCTTCCGTCCAGCCTTTCTCAGGTTTTTTCTTGCCAATAGCAATCCAATTTCGAATGGTCTGATCTGATATCCCAAGCCGACGAGCACATTCTTCTGTAGAAATGTACTCATCAGCAAAAGCCTGAGGATTTAACTGGTCAGTTTCCTGGGTTTGATACCGACTGTGCCACATGGACGCCAAGATGTTTCGCACACCTTTTAGTTCATGGGCGATATCCTCCAATCCCTTTCGAATCCCGTAACTCATACTCGACATGTTTTGATTAAATGCTAAGGTATAAAAAAGCATTCTGCTATCCAATGGAAGATCAAGTAACCCCTTCCAATCCGCCCCGTTCTCCGGAACAAAATTTCAACGTTCCCTTGCCAAGGACTATCACACCTGAGTTACTGGAAGCACTCAAGGCCCAGGCACGAGAAAATGCAATCAAACAGGCACTGGAAGAAAGTAGTGCAGCAGCCCGGTCTCCCATGCCACAACAAAGCATGGTTTTCCCTCCATTGCAAGGCAGAAACGTCCCAGAATTTGTGGAGCCACCACAGTTTGTTTATGTGAGGCGCAACCTGACAGTGGCTGAATTGATTGTGGTTTTTGCTCTTTCCTGTGGCCTTGTTTTAGGCATTCAAGGAGCCTGGCACCTCGGTTCTCGTTTGCTGCCAAGTATTGAAATTAAGGTCAAATAAAATAAGCACATCTCGCCTATAATTTAATTTATAGGTTTATGTGTTTTAAATAGGTGGCTAATAGGCGCATAACTGAATTGCCAGCGATCACGTCGACGAATATCAACGACGACGATCTTTTATTGGTTGTTGATGTTGCCGAAGTTGATCCTGGTCTAAAAAGTAAAAAACTCACGTTTAACGAAACAAAGCAATATTTCAACAACTACTATCTTCAGTTAACAGGTGGTGGTGTTGCAGGCGACTTAACTGTTGGCGGCAATCTTTCCGTTAGCGGTTCATTTACTCCTGCTTCGATCAACGTCACGAACACTGGTACTTTTGCGTACCTTACGGTAAATAGTGGCGCGGTCTTTAATTCGTTAACCAGTGGAACAGTATTTACTGGTCAGACATTTCAGGCTGTTGATGTCAACGCATCTACTGGCAATTTCACAAACGTAATCGGTGGAACTGCAACAATCGGAACGGGCAATTTTACAAGGTTAAGCGGAACAACAGTAACAGGTGTTTCTGGTGCGTTCACTTCTTTAACAGGACAAACGATTACAGGAGCAACCGGTTTATTTTCTAGTTTCAGTGGCACCAACATTACTGGTGTCAACGGTGTATTTACAACTCAAGTTTCTGGTGCTGTTGTAACTGGTGATGCAGTTCAAGCCAGTAGCATTACTGGTATCAGTGGCGTTTTTACAACTCGTTTATCCGGAGCAACAATTACAGGAGCGGCAGGTTTATTTGCAAACTTAACGGGTGTTTCCGGAGTATTTACCACAAGTGTTTCTGGTTCAACTGTCACAGGAGATACTGGTTTATTTGCAAATTTAACCGGAGTTAGCGGAACTTTCACCACACGGGTATCGGGTTTAACGGTAACCGGTGCCACTGGTTTATTTGCAAATTTAACTGGTGGCTTAGGTACGTTTACAACACAAATCTCCGGTGCAGTTGTTACAGGTAATGTTGGTACTTTTACTAACATTACCGGAGTATCAGGTGTATTTACTAGTAGAATTTCTGGCGCAGTAGTAACAGGGGATGCGGGAACCTTTACTAGTGTCACAGGTGCTACTGGAGTTTTCACGACACGCGTGTCTGGTGCAACCATCACAGGCGTCACTGGTTTATTCCAAAAGATTGAAGCTCAAACCGGTGTTTTTACTAACACTATTTCTATTCCAACAATTGATACAACTGGCAACATTAGTGCCGCAGGGAATTTAAACATCAGTGGCAACGCAACATTTTCTTCCGGGATTGTTGTTAGTGGTCAGATTTCAGGAGGATCTGTTACAGGTATTACCGGTACTTTTGGGATACTAACTGGAAATGAAATATACGGTTTAACCAGTATTTCCGGTAATACCATTACTGGTGCATCTGGTAACTTCACAACGGCAAGAGCTGTTACAGGCGTGTTCACCACGACTTTAAGTGGTACAACAATTACAGGAAACACCATTAACGCCACAACCGGTACTTTTGTATCAGGGATTTTTAACGTTGTTTCTGGAGCAACCGTTACTGGAAATAACGGGCAGTTTGCGAACTTAACAGGCGTTTCAGGTACCTTTACGGATCGCCTTTCTGGCGCAACCATTACTGGTAGCACAGGTGGGTTTGCACAGCTTAATGGAATTAGTGGTGCGTTTACTGGACGCGTTTCTGGAGCAACAATCACCGGAGACAATGGTCAATTTACAGCTATTACAGGGCAGACTGGTATATTTACAACCCTTTTGTCAGGGGCTGCAATCACGGGATCTATTGGTAACTTTGGATCTATTACTGGTGTATCTGGTGTATTTACATCACAGCTGTCTGGAGCAAACATAACAGGAACCGCTGGTTCGTTTACCAGGGTTACAGGCGTTAGTGGCGTATTTACATCTCAAATTTCAGGTCAAAATTTTGTAGGCGAAAACGCAACTTTCAATTACGTTACCGGTAGCACCCGAGTCGAAGGCGGAACAGTTACAGGAGTCACAGGTAATTTTGTAACTATTAACAGCGTTTCCGGAAGTTTTACCTCGCAGCTTTCTGGCGCTTCCATAACCGGTGGTACGGCTGCCTTTACAAGGATTACCGGAATTAGTGGCGTATTTACATCACAGCTTTCAGGACAAAATGTTATCGGTGATAGCGCAACCTTTAACCAAATTACAGGAACAACAAAAATAGACGGTGGCACGGTTTCGGGAGGAACCGTTACAGGAAACCTTGGTTTATTTACGAATTTAACTGGCATTTCCGGTACATTCACATCTAGGGTTTCTGGTGCATATATCACAGGAGTTACCGTTGAAGCCGTTACCGTTACTGCTGCAACAGGTAATTTTACGACCGTAAACTTTACTCAAACAACTACCGGAAATATTCAGGTTAGTGGCAGCGGTATTTTTGGCAGTGGAGTTTTTACAGCAGGTATTATTTCCGGTAATACGTACTACGCTAGCGGTGGTGTTTTAATTGTCAGTGGATCTGGTGATATTCGTCCTTATGGTTTATTTTCTTTTCCACCAACAACAGGAACCTCTGGCTTTATATTAAGCACAAATTCTGATGGAACTACTTCATGGATTTCTGGTGTTTCCGGTTTAATTGGCCAAACAGATTCCGGAAGCCCGTTTGAAACAAGCCTTGGTTTTGAAGCAGGTTTAAACAATACCGGAAGTGATAATACTTTTATTGGTTATCGAGCAGGTAAAGAAAATACAACAGGTATTTCTAATACTGCAGTTGGTCGATTTGCTTTAGGCAGTAATACAACAGGCTCTGAAAATACTGCAGTTGGTCGAGCTGCTTTAGGCAATACTACAACAGGCGTCAATAATACTGCAGTTGGCCGAGGCGCTTTAGCCACTAATGTAATAGGCTCTGGTAATACTGCAGTTGGTCGAGCTGCTTTAACTTTTAGTGTAACAGGGAATAATAACACTGCAGTTGGTGAAAATGCTTTAGATAGCGCATCAAACGTTAGCAATAATACTGCGATTGGTCAAAATGCTTTAGAGTCTACTACAATAGGCGCTAATAATACCGCAGTTGGTCAAAATGCTTTAGATTCTAATACAACAGCATCTGGTAATACTGCAGTTGGTCAAAATGCTTTAGTTGCTAATACAACAGGCATTCAGAATACAGCAGTTGGTCAAAATGCTTTAGGTGCTAATACAGTAGCATCTGGTAATACTGCTGTTGGTAATAGTGCTTTAGCTGCCAATGCAACAGGTACCAGTAATGTTGCCATAGGCGTAAACGCCCTTACTGCTCATACAACAAGTAATACTGTTGCCGTAGGCGTCAGTGGTCTTGCATCGAATACCACGGGCGTAGGCAATACTGCAGTAGGTTACGTTGCGCTTTTTGCCAACACAACAGGCATAGGTAATACTGCATTAGGTTTCAGTGCGCTTCAAAACAGTACAGCAGGAACTGCCAATACTGCTCTTGGATCTAATGCACTTCGTCAAGCAACAACAGGAAACAATAACACTGCAGTTGGCTCCAGTGGTCTTACTTTAAATACAACAGGATCAAACAATGTTGCCGTAGGTGCTAGTGGTCTTGCTTCTAATACAGCGGGTCTCAATAATACTGCCATTGGTACTAATGCGCTTGCTGCTAATACAACAGCTAGCGGGAATGTTGCTATTGGTTTTAACGCTCTTGATGTAAATACAGTAGGCTCAATTAATGTTGCTATAGGTGTTAATGCACTTGGAAGCTCTACAACAGGATCTGGTAATACTGCAGTTGGTGCCAGTGCATTGCTTTCCAATACAACAGGTGTCAATAATATTGCCATCGGCGTCAGTGGACTTGCTTCTAACACAATAGGAACGGGCAATATTGCAGTCGGCTCAAGCGCTTTAGCTGTTAATACAACAGGCGTTCACAATACTGCTGTAGGTCAGCAAGCTTTATTTACTAATACAACAGGTGTTAATAATGTTGCAGTTGGTCGGGATGCTTTAAATGCTAATATAACAGGCGCTTCTAATGTTGCAGTTGGTTCTAGTGCGCTTCAAAACAATACGGCAGGTAATCAAAACGTCGCAGTTGGTCGACAAACGTTATTATCAAACACCACTGCAACAGGAAATACCGCGCTTGGACATTCTGCTGGTTCGGGTCTTACTACAGGCGTTAATAACACCTGTATTGGTAACGAAGCCCAGGCTTCTGCGGCAACTGTTACTGGTGAGTTTACACTTGGTAATGCTGACGTTGTCAACCTTCGTTGTGCTGATACGACAATTTCAACACTGTCGGACCAGCGGGATAAAACCAACATTAAGGATCTTCCTTATGGTGTAACCTTCATTAACGCCCTACGTCCAGTGCAGTTTGACTGGGCAACACGCGATGGTTCTCGCAAAGGAAGAAAAGATTTTGGTTTTATTGCCCAGGAATTAGATGCAGTTGAAACTTCTTTTGGTACAGCCGAATACACACGTTTGGTACATAAGAACAATCCTGATTGCTGGGAAGCTGATCCAATGAAGACGTATCCAATCTTGATTAAAGCAACGCAGGAACTTGCTAAGCGTTTGAAAGAATTGGAAAATAAAGTATCGGGATTAACGCCGTAATGCGTTGAAACTGACGTATAATAAAACCATTGACTCTTGCCAACAATGGTTGTACATACCCAGGGCGCTACTAAAGCTCTCTCTAAGGCTATCCCCACCGTTAAAACCAACGGTAAAGTCCGTAAGTGGGATCTGACTGTCGTCTACTCCTACGGTGGTTTCAACCGTGATTTCGGCACCGAAGTGGACGTGGAATACCTTGACAAAGAGCCCGCCGATTTCACCAAAGCTGAACTCCTCGGTTTCTGCAACACCGTGCACTGGGACATGGTGTTCGACAGTATGTACGGCAGCCTCACCACCCCTGCCACAGAAAGCAAGGTTGACGACTTTGATATCACCTCCCTGACCTGATTCCTTCATGGATCGGTTTCGGCAACGTCTCCGGCATCTAGAGCACCCCGTTACGAGTGTCCTAGATGTCGGGGCTTATCGTGGCGAATTTGCACGGTTAGCTCGCCAGTTATTTCCTGCTGCACGAATTAAATGCATTGAGGGTGACGAAAGGCAAGCGTCACTCCTCCAGGCATTTGACACAGACTTTTATCTGCTTGGCAAAGAAACCAAGCAGGTGGATTTCTACACCCTTCCAGAGGAGAGCTGAACAACAGGCAGTTCCATTTATCGCGAGAACACGGTCTACTACACCAATCCCGTGGTGCTCAAAAAATGGATGTACGCACTGGATGATCTAGAGTTCCCACCGTTTGATATGATCAAACTTGATGTTCAAGGCGCAGAGCTTGACATCTTGAAAGGCGGCAAACAATATTTTAAACAAACACAGCCACGGTATTTGCTCCTGGAAACATCAGTCCAGCAGTACAACCACGGTGCTCCCTTGGCAGGACGTGTTATCGGATATCTGGATAAAAATGGATACTGCTTGCGAGACATCATTGATGTCCTCTATGATCAGAACAATCAGTTGCTCCAGGTTGATTTCCTGTTTGAACGTAATGCCTGATCAACCGAAAGGTGGCACAGAAATCCTTGTTGAAACACTAAAAGAGAATCTGGATTTCTCCGGAATCAACTTGATTGTTTCTGTGTGCAGACCCGAGCTGATCGTTCCAGGTAAGAAGAATATCCTCCTGCAGGAACTGAGTTACGATCAAGAAAACGTACAGGGGATGAGAAGCCCTAGCTTCGTTGATAAAATTGACTGTTTTATTTACGACTCTCATTGGTGCTACGAAAAATTCAGAGAAAAATTCAACGCACCAGCCTGGAAATCAGTCGTCATCAAGAATGCCACGATAGAATTTGAACCAAAGCCAAAGCCCAAGGGCAAGCTCAAGTTGATCTATACATCAACACCCTGGCGCGGACTACATGTTTTGTTGCATGCATTTCAACTCCTCAATCGAGATGACATTGAACTAGACGTTTACTCTTCTATCATCATCTACGGCACATCTTTTGCTAAGTCTTTGGAAGGAAAATTTGATCAGCTGTTTGCAGAGCTAGAACGCACTCCTGGCATCAACGTCAAAGGGTATGCGCCAAACGAAGAGATACGTACCGCTCTTCAAGACGCTCATATCTTTGCTTACCCCAGTGTTTTTGAAGAAACCTCTTGCATCTCCGCAATCGAAGCCATGTGTGCTGGTTGCCAGGCAGTCGTCACCAACTATGGAGCACTGTTTGAAACCTGTGGTGAATACGCTGATTTCATTGGTTATGACAGCAACCATGAACGATTAGCTCAAAATTACGCTATTCTTTTGAACAGGGTTATTGACAATTACTGGTCACCAGAAAACCAGCAAAACCTGGCTGACCAGACTGAGTTTTACAACAAGCATTGGACATGGCAAAAAAGATTTTCCCAGTGGCAAAGGCTTCTAAGCAACCTCAGAAGCAACCAAAGCGTGTATTGATTGGCACCCCTGCACTCGACGGACGTGTCGATGCCTGGTACAGTTTTGCCATCCATGAGATCACCAAGCTTTGCCAGATGAGGGGCATTGATATCCAAATGCTTCTCTTGTCTTATGAAAGCATCCTCCCCATGGCACGCAACGAGCTGTTAACCGCTGCCATTAAAAATGATTTTGACAGCCTCATTTTTATTGATTCGGACGTTTTTTGTAACGCCCAATCGTTCCTAGATGTCATAACTGATGCACGAGATGTAGTAGCTATCCCCACGGTAAAGAAGTCTGATACTGAAAGTTACGATATCTTTTTTGCGGATACACCCAAGCAAGAAGGGAACTGGGTTAAGGCAGATCGGGTAAGTACCAGCTGTTTAAAGCTAGGTCGGAAAGCCTTGAAAGCATTGGCTGACAACAGCACACTCACTCAATTCCGTGGTAAACAACTGTTTAATATTTGTCAGTACGATTTTATTGGTGAGGAGTTTATGGGTGAAGACATTTATCTCTGCGAAAAACTAAAACAACTGGGCTTTGATATTTGGGTTAACACCACATCGACCTGTATGCATATTGGTCCTAAAGTATATTCAGGAGATTTTAAACGGATATTAGACAATGTCAATCAAACTAACGGACGCGGCTAAGTATTACGAAGAATTACCTCATCAGATTGAAGCATGGAATTGGTTGCAGTCCCAGCTTTCTTCTGATGTCCTGGATGAATTTGCCAAGAAATATCGTAAGACCAAGCCACAAGTAGACAACAATAATTGGGATGGTGTATACGCAGCCGCTAAAGAAGCTGGAGCCGTATTTCCTGAATGCGTTTGTGCACAGTGGGCCTTAGAGTCAGGTTGGGGAAAACATATGTCAGGTAAAAACAATGTTTTAGGTTTAAAGGGGGGAGGCTCTACTGTTAGCACACAAGAATTTATTAACGGCAAATGGATAACAATCAAGGATGGGTTTCTTGACTTTCCTGATATTGAAACGTGCATTACGTATTTGGTAGATCGTTGGTACAAGGACTATAAAAATTTCAAGGGAGTAAATCGTGCTAAGAATAGAAATGAATGTGCGGAGTTATTGGTAAAAGAGGGTTATGCAACTGACCCAGCGTACAGTACTAAATTAATCCAGATCTTAGATCAAAAACTTCAACGTCCTGGAGGAGAGCAAAAGGATGTTGTCAATGAAAAGATTTTAAACGTACCATATGAATACCAGCTCGACAACCAATCTCAGCGGGGTTATCGCGAGTGTTTCTCAAGTACTTGTGCCATGATCGCTGAGTACTATGGAAAGGTGAAGAATGACGATGAATACAATAAAATTCGCGCACGTTATGGCGATACCACCGACAAAGATGTTCAAATTGCAGCCTTGAGATCCCTGGGTCTTCAGGCACGTTTTATAACTAACGGTAATTATGCGTTATTAGAAAATGAAATTCGCAATGGTCGCCCCGTAGCTGTTGGGTGGCTGCACCAAGGGACCTCAAAGAATCCGTCTGGATTTGGTCACTGGACCTGCTGCATTGGATTTACGCCAGATGCGTTTGTCCATAATGACCCCAACGGAGAAGCCGATATGGTCAACGGTGGTTATGTAATCCACAGCAAGTCATCAGGAAAAGCTGTGCGTTATAGCCGCAAGAATTGGCTTCCTCGCTGGGAATGTGAAGGAAAAAATACAGGCTGGGCAATTTTGGTATCTAAATGAAACGCAATAAGGAGCCCAAGATCCGGGTGAATATGTGCTGGGAATTAGACAAAGAAAGAAAATGCGCCACCCTAGAAAGGAATGACGCATACAAAACACGAGAATGGGTTGAAGCTAATAATGGAATCGTGTTTTGGTTCCAGGCGTTGCCAAACTAATCAACGTTGCTTGGCACGACCAATCACAAGACCACCGATCTCAATGATCTTGTAGAGTTTACGCACAAGTTTGTCGTCCTTTGGGGTAGGTGTTAAGGCACAGATTGCAGAACAAGCTGCGTGGATTGCAAGGGCAACCTCTAAATACTCATTAAGTTTGCTCATGGGTTTATCCCGTTTTCTTCATTCTAAAGGTTTTGATCTATAGAAAAAGAAACTTTTACTTTCTTCATAAATATTCCATTTCATGTTTTCATGCCTCATAAACCAACGTTTCCAAACTCGAAACTGTTTATCTGCTTTTGCTGACTGACAAAAGAAAGTAATAGAGTCACCGTAAGGGATTTGCGTTTCCCATTCACGAAGAGTACGCACCGCTAAAGCCTGGAACAGGTTGCCTTCTTTACCTGTCAAATTTATATCCAGGCGGCGGGACCTTTTGTTGTTTCTTCGATTCAACCAATCGCTCGCTTGTCTGTTTGACCGTGCCACGACCATGCTGGCTAGCCACACACAACCATTCGTGGTCCAAATCCAGGGGATAAGTCGTACCCTGAGGAATATCCCAGTCGGTAAAGAAATCTTCCCAGTCTTCTTCCGTCGCCTCACTCGGTGGGACATGTTTAATTTGTTCTTCAGACATTAGAGATCATAAATGCGACATTCAGGAGCAGATGGGTTTTCCTGGCAATACTTTTGAAAATTAGTCATCTTTACCTTGGGTTTTTTGTTGTATTTAAAAAGATTGCGTTTTAACCAGAGATAGAGAGAGGTCATGGTTGTGTTGCGTAAGGTACAAGAGCCTCTGGGAAAGGAAGGCCCTGCTGGTGCTCTCGTCTCCATGCTTCGTCCCATTCTGATAGTGAATGCGTATGTAAATCATTCTGAACGTAATCAGACGTTGTGTCGGCTACAACGTAACTTTGGTCAGTGTTTTCATACAAAAGCAAGCCGTAATCTTCAAGCAAAATATCAAAGGTTGTTACTGGAAACTCAACAACAAAAGATACTTCATAACTCAGTGGTTCGTTTCGTGTTGTAGAAATACAAAGGAGATAACTGCCACGATCAAGTGGATAGTAACGTTGGTCCCCTTTATCTAAACGATTTGCAAAAAATTGATTGTAAAGATTTGACTGTCTATTCATTACATGCCCAAGATATGGAAAATAAACATCACCATCAATAATTTCAGGGATACTATCGGTGTCAAAAATAGCTCTGCCTTGTATAGGAGCAAGATTTAAATCAAAGGTAGAAACATTGATGTATTCAGGTCTTGGACCCCCCTTGGCAATAATGATCCAAGCAGATGATTCAAGGTCAATACGAAACCAGTGGTTGTATGTTCCTTGTCCATAGCCTCCATTAGAGCTGGAGTTTGTATCGGCACGCCCAACTACTTTGTTCTGAGGCCCCAAAGCCCCTGTTAATTTTCTAACTGACAATTGGCTGAAGGGTCCTAATACAAGAGGATTGTCCTGAGTGCGCTGTCTTTGGGCTTCAGAATTGCGCATTATTACAGTTACGTTGATGTACTTATATTTTACTCTTCGTTTTTTGTAAATAAACGCCAAAGAAAAAGCCCCCATTTGGGGGCATTAACTAAAGCCGGTTTTATTTTCCTTTCTTTTTATTGCGAGCTTTAGGTTTTACAATCATTGCTTTCTTCTCTTGTGTCACGAGTACTTCCTGGAAGACCTCGTCAAACTGAGCAGCAACACTTTCCCATTCAAAACATGGATCCGTGGCCCGTTGATAACAAGCTTCGGCAACACTATCAAGTTTTTGACGGTCTTCGTACAGTTCCCCAAGGAGTTCTGCAAGGTGATTGTCATCAGGGCAAGGCATGATGCGGCCAAAGTTGGTGTCCACATCGGCATGCAACGATCTAATTAAGACCCCAAATCCATCAAAGATTTCTTTACATGACGTGTGATCTGGTACTACTTGAGCAACACGACATGCCGCGTGTTCAAAGTTGACCAAACCCCAGCCTTCACCTTTGCAAGTATTAACACCAACATCAACTGCGTTATAGATGACGTTTAGAAGTTCAACATCAACGTTTGGCGGATTAGGATGAGGAGTTGTCATGATGATCCGGTTGTTTGGATCAAGACCTTGACGTTGCATCTCTCGAGCAAAGAGTGGCATGATGTCCCAGCCCTGATCCTTCAAGCCCATATGAAGGTAGAGCTTTGTATCTGGACGGCCAACTGCAAATTTTGCAAAAGCACTGATCGTTAAGTCAATACGTTTGCGGAATTGATTTCGGTTTCCGTTGAACACAATGAAATCATCTGGACTCAAGCCCAGCTGTTCACGCGCCTTAAGCTTGTCAATCGGACGGAACTGACCTGCCGTCACGCCGTGGGGAATGACACTGATTGGTTTTTGGGAACCAGCGGTGATAGTTTCTTGTGCGCCAAATTCCGTGTAGCAAACAGCAGCATCCCAATCGTTGAGAGTATCAAGGATTGCGCCATACCAACCATAGGAGTCCATGGGGTAGTAGCCCACGAATTTGAAACCGATGGCTTCGCGTAAGTCAGCAATACGTTTCCATTGTTCGTTAATGATCCAGATGTCGTTCATCGTGAAGACAACATCAGGACGAATCAACTCAACGATCTCACGAATCCGTTCTTCCCCAAACGGAGCTTGCTGGAATCGGTTGGAAGCAGGATACATCCTGTACTCTTCCTGGAGCGGGGTGTAATCCCCATGCCAGTTGCAGCCCAGGACATGAATTTCGTATTTATCTTTCAGATTACTCAGCACATTCTCTGTAACACGCGCAAAGCCGGTCATGGCAACGATGTCACCAATCCAGAGAAGTTTAGGCTTGTTCTCAGTCATTACTTACAAATTGACTGAAATTAGTATACTTATTTTCCCGCAAACAAAGTAAGAAAGTTATTCGGCTTTCTCTGCAAGGTACTCAGGATTTGAGATCACGTTCTTGTACTCGCTTCGTATCACCTGTTGCACACCAGTCTCAGTATGAGATTGGCGGTTGTACAGCATGAGTTTTTCAGCTTTGAAGTCCAGCTCAAGCGGTGTCACGTTCTTGGGTGGATAGCCGCGATTAAAGGTGGACGCCATGTGCAGAGGGTTGCCGCACTTGGGATTGCCACATAACCGCGTGACGACCAGCACCCCCACATCCCCCCAGGCGCACTGGTACAGGGCCTTGTGGATGTTGACGTTCTCAGACTTCTGCTTGCTGTAGCCGGAGCGGTAGGAGGGCAAGCACACTCTCCTGGGGGTCGTCTCACCAGGAGTCTCAATCTCCCAGCACTCTTCCGGGAAAGTGACCTTAACTTTCTTCCAGAGCTTGGCGTACTTGTGTTTGTAGTCGGCATGCAGGTAGTTGATGTCAAACCCGCAGACGTTGCTCAGGATCTTCCGGCCACACTCATAGCACCAGTGTTGGTTTGAGTCTCGAATGAGATGACCGTGAGGGCAGGGGAACCCCCGGTAGTAGCCCAGTTCCTTAAGGCGTTCCTCCTCCATCCCCTCGATGCCGTGGACATGACGGAAGGACGGCTCCCCGAAGTCGTTCGCTACCTGCTGGAGCTTCTTCACAAGGCTTGCCATGACCGGACCTGTGGGTGGGTAATGACATTCTAGGGGGTAGGAGTGTCATTGTCCCGTGCAGACTTGCAGACTTTGACCCCATTTTTATCTTTATATAAGCTAAATTACACTGTCATCTCATAGTGTCATTTACATCACGTAAGGGTTAAAAGCCCCCCAAAGTCTGCATCTCTGCACCGACATCTGAGTCTCACCCTGGGATTTAAGTACATGCGTACTTCTTGCGGCCATGAAAAAAGCCCTGCCGAAACAGGGCCTCAACCTTTACCGTTGCTCTCAGGCTTCAGGAGGCGCCGTTGAGCGCACCAGCTCCTGTTCCTCTGCCTTCTGGGACTTGAGCTTGTACTTCAGGAAGTCAGCAGCCTTGTGCGTGTTGGTGGTATCCCCGCAGGTATAGAGGTCGATGGCGGCGTACCCAAGCTCAGGCCAGGTATGAATAGACGCATGAGACTCAGCCAGGAGCGCCAGTAGCGTTACGCCCTGCGGCTCAAATTTCTCGCCAATGATGCGAAGGATTGTGGCTTTCGACATCAAAAGGGCAGCCTCCAGAAGTTCAGACAACCTGTCGTAGTCGTCCAAAACCTCTGGATCACACTCATACAAATCTAAAATTAGGTGACGCCCATTAGACATCGACTATTTCCAACTCATCTTCCATTGTCGCATCCAGGTTTGCTTCCAGTGACATCCCATAAAATTCTTTGTATTTATCTTTGTCTGCAGACACCTCAACAACGGAAGGCCAATCTTCATATTTAGGACTGGACTCACGGACAGCCACATTTACCACCCGCATCCCCCTGGTATTGCGTAAGGGGTAGACGTTGATCTTGAGCTGGTGTTTGCAGATGTCCAGGAAGAGGGGTTCAAATCGGTTACGCGACATGATGCCCACATTGCACTGGCGACAGAACTCTGCATAACTTGCGTACAACCACTTGTCCTGGTTGGCATAGATATGTGAAGAACCCATCGGTGCATTCTTCGTGAAACCAACAGCTGAGCTGATGCCTGGGTCGTAGATGATCTTGTGCTCCATCCAATCCAACAGGGGGTTGGACCGGAGGTTCTGCATCTTCTCGTACTTCTTGAAGAACTTCACCTTCTTCGAAGTTTCCATCAGGTACTCACGCATCTCCTCCTCACTCATATCCAGCAGCCAGTTCACCAGTCCTGGCAGCAGAGGGGAGAACACACCTTGGGGCTCACCCTTGGAATTGAACTTAATTAATTCTTTTTGTTCATTCGGCCCGCCCGTGAACGGACGGTCGAAAGGAATGGTGAGGCGACGACGGGCAAGACCAGAGGTGTAGTCAGTGGACTGAATTGCTTCGTTGGCGGTGATCATCACAACACCGTGGTACTGGAAAGGATCCAGACCTTCACCTTGATACTTACGTTCGCTACGGATCCAGTCACTTCCAGTGATGGCCTTCAACCTGGAGACAGAACCACCCCAACGATCAGCATCCTGGAACAGCAGAAGCTTTTTACCCATGTAGGCGGCAGCTTCAAAACGGTTCTTCTCCATATTCTCGAAGTCCGTTGAGTAAGTATTGCTCTTACCCACCAGTGCTACCGCCAGGTTTGCGTAGGTGGATTTACCCGACTTACCCGGACCCACGATTTCCACAAACTTCTGGATCTCATAACGACCCAGGAGTGTGGCCCGCAACCAGGCCCGCAGAACCTGAGTACGTTCCCAGCTGTCATGCTGTGTACTTTTCAGCCATTTAACAATTTCTTCACAGGTGGCTGCCGGGTCATAGGGATACGGCATCAGTTGGGTCAGGTGAAGCTCCCGGCCAAAGGGAAGCAGCTCCCTGGTCTGAACATTCAGCACACCATTGGTGAACAGCAGCAGCTCGCTGTTGTCATACCAATCTTCAAAGGCAAGAACCGACTGCAGCTGAGTGCAGACATCGTTCATCAAGTTGATACTGAAACCGTTAGGCAGGAAGTCACCTAACATTTGCAGTTTGTTACGGATGTCACCAAGGATTTCGATCTTGGTTAAAGGCGACCACAGACCAGGTGCTTCCTTCTGATACAGGAAGAACTGGTTATGGGGTTGACTAAAGAGCAGATCCCCCTTATACAGGTCGAGCACAACGTCGGTAACTACGTTCGATGAAGGGTTTCTTGACCGTTGGTCTTTTCCTGATTTCTCTTGAGGCGCCCGTGTTTGCCGCTTCTTCCACACTGGTTCAGTTTGAGTTGGAGACTTGGTTTCCTCAAGTAATTCCGGTGCCATCAGTAAATCCTCTTCAATTTCAGCAAGTAGCTTCGAAACGTGATTTAATGTCTCATCATCAACATTCAACGCACGGTGCTCCTGGGAAGGCTTCCACCCATGCTCCTGGGCAATGTGAATAAGAGATCCCAGGCCGCGACCACCGTTCTTGGAGAAGGAACGCCACCGCCTGTGGCACTCACCTTCCTTGTACTTCTCTGACTGCTTGGACCATTCATCCCAGCTATCAAGCAGAGATTCATCCAAGCTGTGAAGCGTTTGGCCGATAGTGATCCAAATGTCGTAATCATCAGCGGCATCTGGCGGCAGAGCCCACATTGCTTCTGTCGCCAGTTTCATGTCCCGCTCTAGCGAGATCTCAGCGTTGATAGCAAAACCAGGACCAACGATCCGAGTGCGTTCTTTCGCAGGTGTACCCTGACGAACGTTCTTATTAACGATGAGATTAAGAAGCCATTCCGGAAATTCAGGCAGGCGTTCCACCCACTCAAAACCCATCCCTTCAGCTGTGTAATAGCCTTCGGTTTCAGGGTGCAGACCCATCAGCACGCCCTGGTGCTTAGACCAAAGGATCTCAAGTTTCTCCTTGTTGGTCTCAGCGTGCCAGGTGTATTTGTTTCGTGCAAAATGTTTTTGTTTTTCTCGGCTTAGCTTGTAGAGTTTCCGTTCACGACCCGCCTTACCACTGCAGATAGTCAGCGTGGGAGGCAGTGCAACATCAAAATCCTCCTGATCCGACAGCTGTTTAACAAGTGTGTAGACGCTAGGGCCATCAATATCAACCCAAACCAAACCATAGGGATGGTTATAGACCGGACCACCCAGCAATCCAATGGCCTTACAGTTGCCAGTTACGATCTCTTCTTCAATTTCACGAACGCTAAAAGGCTTGTTCTGCCAGCCATTCACATACGGATCTTTCTTTGCACCCAGGGGTGTTAAGGGCCAATCGATGGGAATGTATCCGAGATTGATTTCTCCCGGACGAAGAGCTTGCTGATTTTGGCTGGTCATACCTTACGTGCTTCCTTGAGTTCTACTTTAAAGTCCCGATCAGGGAACCATGTCTCCTTTACCAGTTCATAAGCATGAAGATGCATATGGGAAGGCAGACAAAAACAATCCCCATCAACCGCACTGTTCATGCGGCCTTGGAGCGTATTCATCCACTCCCCCAAGGAAATGTAGATTTCCATGGTGGTTGGAGTTGAGTGTCTCTTCATCCTACGGCCGCCAATCCGAGAGGGCCATCACAGATTCTTAAAATTATTCGGACTCATTGGACTCATCTAGAGCCATGTGCCCGTACATATCTACAGCCTGGAATTCATCCAGCATACGGTTGTAGATGTCAACTGGATTCTCACCCGTCTCAATTGCACATGATGTTGCGACAGACCATGCGGTCCGGCGCCTCCGCTCTTCAGGACTGTGAGGATCCCAGATCACATGTTGGTTGTCAGGAGTCCACTCAGTCATCAGATCAAGTCCGGATCGTAGACACCACAATTCTCAATTTGAGTGTAATACTCTGCAACAATCTTGTACCAATCTTCATGCAGGATATCGAGATACCGCCTGGAGATCTTGAATACCTGAGTGCGAACCGGGGTTGAAACCAGAATTGCAGCTTGCTGGACCCTCATCCCCAAGGTTTGTTGAATGGCAAGGTCATATGCAGCCAACTGCTTGCAGGTTTTTTTAAATTTCATGTGACCACCCAAGAGATCACGCCATTCCGGCGACCCTTTCTCCAAGTCCTTGGGCCACTTCCTGCTGTATGGTTTGACACTGGTCTTGAGGTCAGCAAGTGTCAGCTTGTTATTAACCACACCAATAATGTCAGGGGCACCAGCCCAGGCGCGTCCTTCCTCGTCACAACCCCAGACGCGAGCAACGTCGTCAGCGCCGATAGTGAAATTAAACTTTTCAAGAATAGGCGATTCTGCCCAAAGCACTTCTTCAAATTGATCCAGGATCGGCGGCATACCAGCCCAAAAATCCTTGTAATCCTCTGGTATGTCTGGATTCTTGTTTCCTTTGAGATAGCATTCCATGCCATAGTGGATGGCAGTACCCCGCTCAGCCGCCGCTTCTTTAACACCTGGATTTGCCTTTGACCACATTTCGAGCTTCCGCTTGTTCGCTTCGGAAGCTGTCTCACCAATAATAGTAGTTACGGACGGTGCAGGTCCAGTGGGTAACGGAGTTGTATAGTGACGTTTTCCGTTAAGCGTAATTCTGGCTGCGGTCCTGTTCAGGTCCCGCATCATCTTTGGTTGCTGTTCCTTGGCTAAATCCCAAGGATCCGATGCATTAACTTTAGCAACCATCGAAGGTTTTGTATATTATTCAGAGTATAAAGTATTTTTCCTCCAATGAAAGAGTTTGAGATTGTGATCCTAACGCTACTGATTGCCCTCTTCCTTACGGCTACAATCGACATATTCATTTTATTTGGCGGCCT